TGCCCTGCGTCTGTCTGAACAAATTCTGTGACTACAGTAACAAATTTTGTTAATTCTTTTGTTGCCGTCAAAGCGGCGGGTTTTAACAGGTCGCCAAATGCCCTTGAAAGGTCTTCTGTTGCATTACTGAAGTTTTTAAATACTTGTGTCGGGTCATTTTCTAACAAAGCCTTCAAAGACGCCGCACCATCAAGTTCAACTTTTTTTAATGCCCTGATAACAACATCACTTGTTAATTTGCCTTCTGATGCAAATTTCTTTAATCCACCAACTGTTGTTCCTAATTCAGCAGCGATTGGTGCAAGTATTGTTGGAACCTGTTCTGCAATACTTCTAAATTCATCGCCTTGTAAGCGCCCAGAACCTAAAGCCTGCGCTAATTGTCTAAATGCAGCGGAACTTTCCATCGCTGACGCTCCCGCCAGTTTCGCCGCTGTATTAAATCCGATAAATGTTGTTCTAATGTCTTCAACACCAACGCCTAAAGGTTGCAAACGTGCAGTAATATTTGTTATTCCTTCAAGCGCTTCTGTTGCACTTAGTCCGAATAATTTCTGCGCTTCTGCGGCTATCTCTTGCGATCTTGCAAATGTACCATTTGCTTTTGTTAACAAGCCAAGTCTGACGTTTAATTTTTCAAAACTTGCTGAAGTCTGAATTGCATTTTTTGCTAATAAACCAATACCAATACTTGCAATCGCCCCCCTTAATCTACCAATCCCTGCATTTAAATTTTTTGTTTTATTTTGAACAGCCTGTAATGATCTAGTGGCTTGCGTACTATCAACAACAAGTTTTACATTAGCCTGTGCCACAAATTAAAAAAGCCTTTATTATATATTACCTTCTAATTGCTTTTTGGCGATTTAATTCTCTTTTTTCTCTTTCAAACTTAACTTGATAATATGAAGCCCAATAGATTAGTTCTTCTTCTGTAATCAAAGAACGCAATTCTTGTATAGTTTTACCAAGTTCTGACGCGAGAAAAAACTCGAAATTCAACCAGTTATCTCGCTCTATTCTTTTTTTGCTGTTTCTTGATCTAATTGAATATTCATCATAAATAGTTCAAGTTCATTCAAAACATTTTCGGGAAGTTCTCTTTGTAAATTTGGCGCATCTGCGGGATTAAATGCAGGGGAACCATCTTCGTTTTCAGCATTTTTACAAAGAAGATATGTTGATATTGTCAAAGCGTCATCTGTGCCTGCCGCAGCTTGGGCGCGAATACGATCATTTCTTGTTAACGGCTTGAAATATAAGTTAGCTTTTACAACGCCGTTTGCGTCTTTAAATTCATATTTACGTCTTTCTGTCATCTGATCTCTATAACATTCAGTTAAAAGATCAATCGTTCTTTTGTTTGGCATTGGTTAATTAGTTGACTAATAAACTCAATGTATCAGATAGCGCTAGTAATTGCACCATTAGTTATGAAGCTGACATTTATTACTTGAACTTCTCCAAGTGTTGCGCCATATTCTGCCGAAGTAATAATTCCCGCAAAACTAATTTTTTTGGCTGAAGTATTTGAATCAGGGAAAAGTTCAAACAAAGCATCGCCCGCATCGCCTGTCACTAAAACGTCGTCAATAAAGGCTTGATAATCTGAGTTACCAGAAGGGTCATAAATAAGTTCCGCTGAACCTTCGCCAGAAATTAAACCGCCGATAAATGTTTTTGAAGTGTCGCCGTTTACTGTTGTTTCCATTGTATCTTTCGTAATAGAAAGAGACCAACTTCTAACGCCTGAAATGTCGGCTTCAGTACCGCCGGCATTCTCAAACATTATTTTTCCAACATCGCCCTTAATCGCAGCCATAACAAAAAAAAGAATTATTTATAAATATATTAACTCTTATCTGATTTTTTTACATCTTTTTTTAATTTTTCTTGCTTTTCCATATATCGCCTGCAACGTCCATCCCAATATGCAGGGTCGCGGCGTCCTTTGACAGCTTCGATTGCGTCAAGCATTTTTTCTGTGATTTCTAATTTTGCCATGTTTAAAGTTCCTCGAAAATTTCAAAGGTCATCCGCAATTGTGTTTGAAACTGACCTTCAGGGTTTGGATTGTCAACGACCTCTGGCCCGATTGGGCTGTCAAAGATCACATTTGAAACTGTAATTCGATTGTATAAATCCCGCAACCTTTTGCCAATTGTGTAGTTATCGCCTGAACCTATTCCCTGCGGTGTAAAAATATTAAAAACAACAATTCCATTTACGCGATTCTGTCCGCTTGCATTTCCGAGCGTCAAATAATTACTTTCACCGAATGTTGTAAGGCATTGAACAAAGGTTGTTACAGCACTACTATCAAACGACATATTATGGAAAACAACAGGGATTACGGGGCTACTGGCAAGCTCTGTTGCGACTCTAGCTTCGATTGTTGCTCTTACAGTATTTAAATCAATAGCAGCCATTATTTACCCCTTATTTGTTTATATAAATCTTGAATTTCGTTTGCAAGTTCTTTTGCCAACAGATCAAGATGTTTTGCTTTCAAACCTTGTTTGCTCCTATATGTACCACCCCAAGAAGGCGACAAACTTGTTCCAAACATAACAGGTTCAGCGTATGGAACATTATTATGTATATGATATTTTTTTCTAAAATTTTCTTTACCTAGTTGATAATTTAAAGTTTTTGGCGGTCTTACAACTGAGCCTTTGCCTGCACTTCCGTATTTGCCTTCTGGGGCGGGTGCGCCGCTCTCTGCGTTTTCTCCTATCTGCCAAGAGACAGCGAGCCTTCCAGTACTAACAGGCGAGCCTTCTTTGACAATACGATCTCCCGTTAATACAGTAACCGATAACAAAGTGTTGATTTGTTCTTCAGAATAATCCCCGATTTGATCGACTCGAATTTTTCTCATGTTCTTAAATAAAGGGTGTAAGAAATATCGGTTCCGCCTGATGTTTTAGTAAGGACGCGAATAATATTATGTACAATACTTGAAATAAGAACCTTATCTTTTGTCGTAGGTTTTGTCGTAACATCCCCCGCAGATATTGTAATTTTTTTATCTTCCGCCTGAATAAGTTCATTTACTTCGCGCATATTTACATCTTCAAAAACAGCTTTGACAGTTGCATCGCTGTTTGATTCGGAAATGACGCCTGTTGTTGTATTGTAAGAACCCGCAGTAATAGTTCTTATTGTTACATCTTGTCCAAAGCCTTGAATTGAAGCAACATTTTTGATTGCTTTCTGGACGGCGCTCGCGAAGTTTGGCATTAGATTTTATAAGCTATGCAAGCCCCACTTGATAAAGTGATACTTGTAAACAATCCGTAAATAGTTTGACCCGCAAGAAAAGTTTCAGAATCAATTGAATTTCCTGAATAATTATGCGAAGCCGTATTGATCTGTGTATCTTCTTTGAAAAAAATACTTTTAAATCTGCCTGTGTGTGCGGCTGTGTCTGTGATTAGCTCCCCGCCAAGTGTGTAATCTGGGTCTGCGTTGTACATTGATTAACTCCTTTTGATTGAAATGTT